ATTGATGGACTACTGTAGGAGCCTAGAGATTTTACTTTAAATTTCTAGGTCTCCTACGGGTTGTTACTGAGTCCCATGATTCTCTTTACTCTTGCGGCTTCTTCTCTTGCTTGGAACGCATTCGTCCTTCGACCCGTCGCCGAACAGATTCATTCCATTTCTCAACGTCGGCCTCTTCAGCAATTTTGTAAATTTCCGGCATCTCCTGCTGAAGCGCACCATATACATATTCCCGTAGAAGAGCCGTCACCTTCTTTCCCTGCTTATCGGCGAGGGTCTCTGCCAATTTGTAGCGATTGGCATCCAGAAGTAACTGGCAGTAAATCTTCGATCCGTGTCTGAGAGGCATGACTAACGATCTACTCTGCTACACAGTAGCATACTGTGTCGCAGTAGTCCTACCAGCGCACATCGCTGTCCACGCGCCTTCTCCAGGCATTGGACTGGGCCACCCGAGCCCCACCCCTTTGCTTGGAGCAGCCCTTTCGGATACCTCTCGCCCACTCCAAAAAAGCAGCGGCCCGCTGTAAATCAGCAGTCCGCGCCATCCGAATCTCTTTGTTCAGCCACTCCAGGACGATTTGCCTGCCAGTCCTACTCATAGGTCCAGCACGTTTTTAATCGCAAGGATGGTGTGCTCCGGGTAAACACGCCGCGTATACATGTGCGCGGTGTAAACATCTGGAGCTTCCATAAAGATATTTTCAGTGGCTCCATGCTTCGGCCAGATCGTCACTCGATATTGAGTGAGTTTGATCGGGTTGTCGGATGTGGAGCCAACCTTATCTGTCACTTTGCCTGATCCCAGCTATCCCCGACGTTAGCTTCGGCAAGCGGAGGGATCTCACCTAACCAACGGGCTTCACATTCCTCCATTACGGACTGGAGCTGGTGCGCCCAGATATCAGCGTGCTGTTCTCTTACGAGCAGGATGATCTCGTCATGCACCACGCCGGCCAAGCGCACCGCATCTTCCCCGTCGGCGTTAAGTAACGGCCACAGTTTGCTGAGAGTGAGCTTGAGAACTGCTGCACCCGCACCTTGGATGGGGGTGTTGCAGCGCGTGGTGAGCTTGTTGTTCTCGCCCGGTAGAAACCGCCGCAGCTCCGAGATGCGTATGCGGATAGATGGATTCCCCTTAGCCGCATCAGCAGCGCGAGCATTTTCGTGCTGCCATTTGGAGATGCCTTGATAAGCAGCGTGGAACTTTTGCCGGACCTCAGCCGCCTCATCAAGATCCATCTGGATGCCCATCTGCGCCGCGTAATTCCTGAGTCCCTTTGCCCCGCTTCCGTACAAGAGTCCAAAATTCGCCGACTTACTGACCTGCCTCTGCTCCTTCGTGACCTCATCTTCTCCCACGCCATAGATCTGCGTAGCAGTAATCGTATGAAGGTCCTTTCCCTGCTGGAACACTTCTGTCATTAAAGGATCCTGTGCTTCTGCGGCAGCCAATCTCAGCTCCATCTGCCCGTAGTCAGCCACCACCAACTTCCATCCAGCTGGAGCCTGAACACACGCCCGAAACCGCTTATCCCTCGGGATCTGCTGCAAGTTGGGACTCATGCAACTCATCCTTCCGGTGTCAGCCCCCATCTGCAGGTAGCTGGCGCGAATGAACCCGTCCTTGCTGAGGTTTTTCAGCAGGGTCTCCGCCATCTGCCGCCGCTTCTCCACCCGCTTCCACCGCAGGTAGTCCGCAATCACCACGTGGTCGCCGACGTATTCCTGCAGCGCCGATTTGCTGGCGCTCTTCTTCCCGGACTTCATATCGACTGGCGCCTCACCCAGCAGCGCAGTGAATTTCTTTAGAAGTTGGGCAGGACTATTAAGGTTGAACACCTCAGGATCAGCCTTTTTGCCCTTCGGCCCGGGCTTTGTCTGGTACTTGATCGTCCCATCCTCAGCGCGGAAGAGCTTCTCTTCATGCGGTAGTGCGGCATCAAAATCCTCGATGAACTTGGTGCCGATCTCGTTGTGCTCGATGTCGAGATCTTCGATCAGCTGGCGCAGTGACTTCTCATCGAAGGGCAGCCCAGTACGCCAAAGCTGTGCCATCGCCGGCAGCGCCGAACACTCCAGCTGCCAAGCGCGGTACAGCCGCCCGGTCGCCATCCGTTGCTGAATCTGCTCATACAAATCAAGCAACACCAGCACATCTGTAGCCGCGTATTCCAGCTGGCTCGTTGTTAGCTGCTGGGACCAATCGCTGGCCTGCTCTTCCTTAGAAATCTCCTTTTTGAGATAGCGGTGGACGACATGTTTCAGGCCATTTTTTATATTCGGCATCCCGTTGGTCAGGATCCGACTGGCAAGCATGGTGCACAAGACTGTGCCCTGTGGATATACCTCATGCTCCTGCAACCAGCCGAGGTCAAACACAGCATTGTGCGCAATCCACGTGCGCTCAACCTGAAAGAAATCGTCAAGTTCGATCTCCTCTTCAGGCCCCAGTGCCCACATGTCGATGACAACGGGATCTTTACCAGGCGTGGCCAGCTGGAGCAACCGCAGACCACCGATGACGGGCTGGAGCCCTGTGGTTTCCACGTCGAACGCAACGAGATCTGCGCCGTCGAGCGTGTGGAGATGCTCGATGCCTTGGAGGATGTTCACGCCTGGTAGGGCTAACTTGCGCGTTACTCTAGCACACTAATAGACTCCCGAGCTGGGCAGTCCTCCGCGTAAACGGAACCAGCCTCCGGGATTCCAAGCAAGCAGCGGTTCTCCCAGTGCACGCAGTTTCTGCAGCTGGCGCCACCATCAAGACGCGCATACTTACGCATCATCACTTCGCGCTTCACTTCCAACCGCCCAGCTGGAGTTTTGTTGTAGCACTTGCAGCAGTAGATCGGGTTGCGAGTGTTTTTGCCGCAGTTGTAGCAAAGCCGTTCATTGATTTTGAGTGGAAGAGTAGTCATTCGACCCATGCCCAAACATTTCGGTTACAGATACGCCAAGCGTGTTTTGGAGCAACATCAAACTCTTTTGAGAGTTGAGTGTATGTCCAGCCTTCTTCCCTTAACTTGCGCATCTTTCGCACAAGGTCAGGAGTCAGGATCGCGGCAAAGTTATTTTCACCGCGCTGGAATCTCCGTGCAGCTGGCGGGGGCTTCAAGATGTTTTCAGCCTTGATGATTACAGGATTGGTCTTCTTCGCATGTTTTTTAAGTTCTTCCAAAAGTTGAAAGCAGAGAGAGCGGTAGCTAGCGCCGCCAAGCTCAAATTGGTCAGTCATTCCAGTGACGGATAACTCCAGCACAAATAAATAAGTTGGTTGTCATGTAGGCGCTAAGGATAAAAAGACGCACCAGTGCAACCTGATCAGCGATCCGATTGTGCTGGTGCGCTTTCTCTCCGACGGCCAGTGCGAGGACTCGCCACCAGTGCCTCATTGTTCGAGGTAAGGATCCACTGCCAGCCTGTTTACCAAGCGGTTGAGATACCACTGTGCTTTTCGGGCATCCTCTTGAGGATTGCCTTTTAGCCACATACGACTCAGGTACTTGATAACCTGCCATTGAAGGCCCCCAAGAACAGGATCAGGCGCGGCCTTCACCCAGTCTTCGAGCACATCAATCACCTCCGTCTTCCCAGCTGTGTAGTGGGCGGGGTGGTTCACGGAATCCACGGTGGTCAGTCGAAATTCGTTCATCATCCTTTAGAGGCTTGAACTTGTTGATCGCCCTGGTAGCGCCCGGTCTGTGAATAGTCCTTATTCGGAAGGAGCGCCATCTTGTGGAACACGATCTGCCCTATACGCATCCCTGGCCAAAGCGGCACCGGGTGAAGTACACGAGCATTCACGAGTTCGAGCGTCAGACGGCCCGCATAGCCGGGGTCGATATACCCGGCCATGAGGTGTTCGATCCCTTCACGCGCACGACTCGACTTAAGCGCCAGCTGCCCAGCCACAGCATCGGGGACCGCGAAGCGCTCCAGCGTTTCCGCCAGTACGAACTCGCGTGGCTGGAGCATGAACGGCTCTTCCTGCGTGAACCCGGCAATGGAGAAGGGCTGTAGCTCAGAAGTCTGCTTGTCTTCGATCAGCAGGTTTTCGCCGAGCCGAACGTCCAGGCTGGCCGGATTGACCAGCTCTGGATCGTAAGGACTGACCATTCCACGCCTTGCGAGACAAACAATCTCGAAGTCGGGAAGGATCATGCGTTGATGGAAGCAGGCGCGTGATCTTGCTGGAGCTGAACGCTCTTCCAGGTGTTGCCGTACTTGATGCCGTAGATGGTGGTCACGTGGACCCCAAACTGCGCAGCAATCTGAGAAGCAGGTCGATCACCAGCAGCGAGCTGGCGCTTGATTTCCAGAACCTTGGTCTCATTCAGCGAACCCCGGCGGCCACGACGGGTGCGGCGGACGGCTTTGGGCTTGGCTTCCGTATCCGCCTTAGGAGCGGGGGCACCAGCAGACTTGGAATCCAGAGAGACACTGACGGACCCGCCGAGAATTGATTGGAGCTTGCTGAGAGTCTGAGTCAGTTCCTTGTGCTGAGAATCAGAGAGGATGTGCATTTGCATGGGTTGAAGCGTGAGCAGTGTAGTAGAGGAAGAACTCAGTTATCGAGTTCTAAGCGGATTGCTGCTTGAAAGTAACCTGCCACTTTGATGCGGCGGTACTCTCCACCAGCTGTCTCCGATTGCTTGTCCTCAATTTGGTCGTAGCGGAAGCGGGCTTCATTGAGGGCGGCGAGGGTGTCCACATTCAGCATGTGGAGCTCGTCGTTCGAGAGCTTTTTGATCTCGTGCAGGTAGATGGTCCGGTTCAGCAGGTAAGACCTGTAAAAGGGTGCATCGTTTAGTTCGGTCATGCAGAAAGGTTTGGATCCTGCTGCTTCAGCGAGTCAAGACTCGGCAGTCGCAACTTAAGAATCTCGTTGATTGCGAGCTTTGCCAGGGTAGGAGATGCGATCGAGCTGCTCGTGGCGAAGACGTAGATGAGGTGGCGATACAGCTGGGTCAGAGTGCGAATCTTGACCCAGTGCGTGTCGCCGGGAATGGGCTCGGTGCCGTATTCCCAGTCGTCGTAGTCCTCGGCGTTGCGGAGATCGCTTACCAGCGTCAGCTCAATCGTCCTCGTCGATTGGTGCCCAGTCATCGACTCGGTCGGAGATGAGTTTTCGGAGAAGGGCATCGGTCGCTGGGACTAGATCTTCATCCGAAAGGTAGAAGGAGCCTCGGCACAGGGCAGGCCCCCATTCCGGCGGATCGAGGAGCGTTTGCTTGCGGACGAGAACCATCTCATCAACAAAAGCAGTGACGTGGAGGAGGCCGTCATGGTCAAAGTCAAGGCTGTCAATTTCAAGAACCTGGCTCACTTGCTTTCCTCCACGGCAGTCTGGCCAGCAGCGAGCGACTCCATCCAATGGTCCCAGCTCATCTTTAGGAATTGCTCCAAGTCCTCAAGCTCTTCCAGTCGCTTGATGTCGAAGGAAGGGTCGAGGTAGCCGTCGGCTTCGGTCTGGGCGATCTTCTGCTGGAGCGACTGGATGCC